CTGCAAAACCGAGCCGTTACAATTGAAGGTAAGCACTACATGGACATAGGTACAGCACGACGTGAGCAAAAGGCATACAAGGTTGGTGACATTGTACGAGCATCGGTAAGTGGTATTACCAAGAAGACTCGTGGTGAGAAAAATGTCTACACCGTACAGATTCGTCAAATCGAAGGTGAGGGTGAGGGTGAAGGTCCAGCGAGCACCGAGTCGCTTGACTTGCTAACCAAAGGTTACCTACCTATCAATATCCCACACGACGTTGAATACGACGAGCATGGTTTACATGTTATTCTAAAGGACATTGATACTGTAACGTACCAAGTTGATGAAATCGGTGATATGTGGTACGTGCATTCTCCAGTGAGTACAATGGGCGATTTGTATAAAAACGACTACAGCGTAACACTGGCTGAAAGCCTACAGCCGTTTTGGAGTCCACTTGCCCCGCTTTTGTTTAGTGGCCAATTGCAAAAGGAGTCAAAGGTCGAAGACCTCGAAATGCCAAAGAAGCCATCACCAAAGCGTGTTGAGGAAAATTCAGTAGGTATCATCGAAGAAGATGATGAGAATATCTTACTCAAACCCGAAGACAAGAAAAAAGCATTGGAAGTTATTGTACGTACATTGGATAAACTTGCGAAAGAACGTATGACATGGACTGGACCGAAAGGACTGGGTATTGATTTAGGAACACCCGTCGAATCCCCTGCTGGCCCTACACAATTAACAGATGAAGAAAATCTACCTGACTATCATCCACGAGTCGATGATATTGAGCCTAAGAAAAAGAAAAAACCGCAACACTTCAAGCCTGTTGAAACAGATACCGAAGAGGGCGAACACCTTAGTTTAGAATTCAAAGACGATGAACCTGTACTTTCCAAAGTATAGTACGGGTTTAAATATGGTTACAAAGAATCGTTAGTTCAATGCTGACGCTAAAGCGACCTTCTATGGACATCACTCTTCTCAAGAGTGGGTCTGACTTGGTTGTTGCAGGTTATGCATCGGTTGAACTTGTCGATAAGCAAGGCGACCTTATTACTCGTGGTGCTCTAAAGGATGCATTTGACGGGTTCATGAAGAGTGAGAAGTACCGCAACGTACAACTGGCTCACTCAAACATCCAAGTTGGTGAAGTCTTGGATTCTTACGTAGACAGCAATGGCCGAATGTGGAAGTCCGAATGTGACGACACTGGCATGTTTGTTGTTGTTCAACTCCGCAATGATATTGAGAAGGCTCGTGAAGTAGCCGCCGAGATTCGCAAGGGTAACCTTCGTGGATTCTCAATTGGAGGACAAGCATTCAAGCGAGTGCGAAAGTCTGACAACATCAAAGGCGACTACCAAGAGATTTCAAAAATGGAATTGCACGAAATTACGATTTGTGAGAAGGGTATTAACCCTGAAGCACAATTCAGTATACTAAAGGAGGACACAAATATGACAAATGAAGTTGATTTGAACAGCGTTATGGAACGATTAGAAGCCCGACTTGATGCAATGGAAAAGGGAGAAATTCCTCCTCAACTCCGTGAGCATATCAAGGATAAGAAAGATGACGAACCAAAAGAAGAAAAGAAAGATGGTGAAGACATGAAAGAAGAAAAGAAAGATGACGACAAAATGGCGTACATGAAAGGTGAAGAATTTGGTGATGTAATTACATCCGAATACCTCAACTGGATGGAAGACACATTGAAGTCGGCTGGAGTCGATATTGGTACTGCTCGTGCTCACTTTGACGACTTGGCTAAGGCTCAACTTGGTGGATTCGACAACCCTGACTCCGTTGACGGTGCTGATTACTTTGGTGGTCAAGTTCGTGGACGAGGACAAGAAGGCGGTTCTCCTTCCACTGGTGCTATCTCCGCACTCACAGCAGGTGGCGGTAAGCAACCTGCCGGCGCAATGGGTCCAGCACAACTCTCAAAGAGTTACCTCAATGAAGGTAATGTTTCCCCAGCCGACATTGAGAATGCATACGAAGTATACAAGGCTGCATCTATGGAGCAAAACTTCCGTAACAACTTGGAAGCAAACTTTTCCCAGCGACTTGCAAAGGAACTCGAAATCGAGAAGCAAGAAGCAGACCGAAGCACCTTTGATGCTCGTGGACCTCTTGAAGAAGTCCTCAAGTCAATCGGTAGCCTCTCCGAGCGCATTGATAACTTGAGCACCGAGAGCCACACCATCGCTAAGTCTGCTTCCTCCGCAAATGTTGAGATACCATCAACCCAAGACTTGGGTAACATGTCATGGGATGAGGTACACAACCTTGCAAGCAAAACGTTGAGGGGAGCCTGAAATTAGGAGTTGAAGAATATGGCAAGAGATTACATCCGAAGCATTACAGACATGGAACGATATTACTACGGCGCAGGTAACGCCATGGGTTACTCCTACTCCGGTAGCGAGTTGCTCAAGGCTGACGCACCTATGCTGTCTACGACCGCAGGTACATACCAAGCAATCTACGGACGCAAGGTTTGGAGCCAGTTGAACCAAGAGTTCAACGCTTTCTCCATTCTACCAAAGCGACCGTGGGAGCGCAGTGGATGGCGAGTCATCACCGAGCGACCTTCTTTCACAGTTGGTGGCGGTGTTGCAGAAAACGCTACACTACCTGATACCACCAAGCCTACCTTCCAGCACATTGCAGCCAAGCCAAAGACAATTGTCCACACATTTGACATGAGCGAAACTGCAATGTTCCTTGCTGACAAGGACGATGGACTTGGTGACATCCGAAGCATCCTCAAGGAAGAGATGGGTAAGCACCACGCTGAACACATCAACCGAATGATGACTGCTGACAAGGCAACCACCGCAGGGAACGATTTCGAGTCTCTCGACCGTGTTACTACTGGAGCATCCGCTTCTGCTAACGAGGACATTTACAGCATCGACCGAAGTGCAAACTCTTGGTCCCTCGCTGAACACAACGAGAACAGTGGTACAGACCGTGTGCTCTCCCTCGACCACCTTGACGACCTCTTCCAAAAGATTTGGACTCGTGGTGGTAACCCGAAGGTTATCCTTACTGGATATGACACACTCATGCGTCTACAGCAACTCCTCCAGTCGCAACAGCGATTCATGGAAGAGAAGCGTGTCACCCCTACCTACAACGGTGTAAAGGGTGTACCCGGTATCGAGGCAGGTTTCATCGTTGCAACATACAACGGTGTCCCAATCATTCCTTCCAAGGATGTACAAACTGACACTCTAAGTCGTATGTACTTCCTCGACACTGACTATCTTTACTTCTCTACTGCAATCCCTACGCAGTACTTTGAGTCCGGAATTGAAACTGGCGACCCATTCGCTATCAACCGTCTTGGACAAGAAGGTATGTACCGCACAATGGGAGAACTTTGGACTACTTTCTTTGGAGGTCACGGTTCCGTTCGGGATTTGAAGTGAGAAAAAAATTACGGAGATGATGAAAAATGGTAGCAACAACAACAACAACAGAAAAAGGTCTAAGCATCAAAGTCGCTGATAGCGATTTTACACTTGTAGACATTCTTGTGGATTTGGACATGAGAACAGGAACACCAGTTGATGAAACAGGTTGGTTGAGTGGTAACGCAGGTGGTTCATACCCCGGTTCACTCACTGGTTTCACTGCACAAAACACCGATGGTAACGCAGTAGGTAGTCTACGAATGGTTACTTTCACAGTAAACATTGTACAAGCAACAACCGTTGAACCTTTGGTATTTTCAGCAGGTGCATCGAAAATCATGGGAATTGTCGGACTCGCTTCCGCAACTTCCGCAAAAGATGTCACAGCAACAATGACCAACACAGGTAACGCAGGTGCAGATGCAACAGTCGCACCTCTTGCAACAACTGGTTCATTGCCTTGTCTTATCTTGGAATCAGAATCGGCAAATCAAGTAGTACAGGTAACTGTACTCCTACTCAACTGATGGTGAGGTTCCTTGCCCACGGTAACCTACACTGGTCCGTTCTTTGAACGAAGACGCAGGGATTCACCTGAATCATGGATTCGGGAAAAGTCTGTACCAGTAACCCAAGAGTGGCTCAATGAGTGGCGACATTCGCTTCCATTGAAGCATTTCAGGATTGAAGGTGACGAAGGAGTTACCGTGGACGGTGAAAATGATGGCATTCCTGACTCCGGATGGAGTCGAAAGGATGTACTCAATTGGTTGGATGAACAAAACGTTGATACACCAAGTGGGTACATGACCAAAACGAAGGCACTTGAACTCGTTGAGGCACATCTAAACCCGTCCGAGGAAGAGGAAACAACAGAAGAAATTACAGGAGATGAAGAATAATGGCAGTAACAATTGACCCACGACCAACCGTATTTGGTGACCGAATGATAGTAACAGGCTCATACGCAGCAGGTGATAATGCAATCGACTTAAGCAGTATGCTCGCAAGTATTGACTTTGCAGGTGCAAATTCAAGCGGTCCTATTGACTCACGACCTATCACAGACACAGGTGGTACGAACGACGAACAGTTTGTAGTATTTGGAGTCGATGTACGAATTGATGGTACAACCGTTCGCCTTGCGGCTGGATTGGCTGATGCACCAGTCATCAATACAGCACCAACACAAGCGGGTACTTTCATTGCAATCGGTCGTCGCTCTTGAGGTGACGACACATGGCATCACTAACTAAGGTTGGTTCAAAGATTATTGGACCTCTTTCACCAAAAGAGTTCAGTGACTTGAGCACGTTGGAAACAACCATCGACACCGCTATACAAGCGGTAAGCGATGCGAGTGCAACCAACGCAGTGCTTGGTACTGAATGCATTACGGTGCTTGGTAACACGTTTATCGTCGTTCTTTACCAACTCGCTTGAGGTGAGTAGGTGGGATTCGAGGTACGCAACATTGACCTAAGCGACATGGCTCGTGCTGGTAAAGAAGGCGTACGCTTTGACGTGAGTAACGTAGCCGACAAAAAAGACAGTCCCTTAGCAGGGGTAACGAGTGCTCAACGCAACCGTAATCGTCATATCGGTGATGTGCTTAACATCGGAGCAGGGACACGTTGCACGCATTGCGGCTTTCTTCACTTTCTGTGGAGAGAAACCTGCGGGGCTTGCGACAAACCTATGGAATACAACTTAGGCCATCGAGATGAAACCAAACGAGCGTGATTTAATGAGTAAAGTATTTGTAAAAGCAATAGCACCACACCGACAAAAGGTGTTGCAAGGCGACAAAGAGATGCGCTTGCAACAACTTGCAAACCGAATGATGGCTGACCAAATGCGTGAAAGCGGTCAAAGCCCTACTGGTGACATGTTCACACAAGGCCGTGACAAACTCATGAGGGACATGGTGATGAATCCTGAAGCCCACAATATCAAGTTCATGGGCGAAAGAGTACCCTTTGAGGGGCAAACTTTGGGAAGTTCGCTTAGTGAGCCTGACGTAGCAGGGGAGCAAGCGGCTATTGATGATGAATTTAAAGATGGTGAAACGCTTGAATCAAACAACATGATGCGTGATACAAGAAGTGCTGAATCCTACAAGACTGGTGATACTTCACCTCAAATTGGTGATGAACGATTTTTTCCACCACCTCCTGATAGCACTCTACAAGACAAACTTATAGCGGATAACATCTTATCTGAAATTCTTGACGAAAAAGGCAACCTAAAGCCTGACAATCAATTTATGGATAGGGAAGAAGACGAGGAAGATGACGACCGCCCACAAAGCGAGGACGACCTCATGGACCGTATGGCTCGAAAGGCTGTACACCACATCAGCAGTTTCCGTGATGCTTGGATGGTCATAAAAAACGACCCGTATGATTGGCAAGGTCAAGAATACGACACACATTGTCCAAGATGTAGCAAAGGTATTTATCGAGAAAATGAAGACGATTTGTTATTCATTCGTGAAATGGGCATGTGTACCGATTGTGCAATGAAGTGAGGGAGGAGTATGTATGCCAGTAGTATTCTCACCCGGTGAACCTGAAACAAGGCCACTCGACCCGACTGCTACTGCGTACACAACCGCCCAAAGAGTTGCTGACCTCCTTGACATTGGACCGCAAGAAGCCATACTGATGTCGGCTACTGCTGATACCAACGCTGTGTACATCACAGGTACGGACTTTCGTAATCACGGATTTACTATTGGTGATAAAGTACGATTATACAGCGATGCTGACCCATTCGGTAAAGAAGACTTGGAGATTTCAGACATAGGACCAAGCACAGGTGGTGACAGTGCGGGTACAGGTCACGTCAAAATTACGTTTACTACTTCACCGATTACTGTTTCAGAATACGAAGTAGCCGACAATGGGTACGTACAAAATCAAGCCTCGTTTACCAACGGTAAAACACGAGGTATGACCAAAGCCAAAGTAGACCACGTTATCCTCAAGATGCAAGACCGCATTGATAACGTAACACACAACGCTTGGCGACCATACTTGGTGAGTGCCGAATACATTAACTTCGATACCTACAAACCATACCGACGACGGTACTATACAGATTATGTTGGTACTGCACCACTTTT